GTCGTCTCCCTCTCCGAGAGTGCATGGGGGGTGCATGAACATGCAGCCATGTATGCATGGAGGTGCATGAACATGCCCGCCAAGGACCGGAGCCACTACAGCGGCTCATACGACAAGCGTGCCCGCCTGGTTCGCGAGCGGGCTTACTCCGACTCAAACACTCGATGCTGGCGATGCGGTCGCACACTGCTCGAAGAGCAGCGGCTGGTGCCGTGGAAGCGAGTCACCTGGCACGCCGGCCACACGGTCGACGGCGACAACTCAGCGCCGCTGATGCCCGAGCACTCGACCTGCAACCAGCGGGCCGGTGCGATGGCGGGCAATTTGGCTCGCAACCCGAAGGGAGCACGCTGGTGGTGACCGACGACGATCGCCGCCAACGCCTGGAGCGGTTGCGTGACCAGCTCACCACTGCGATTGAGGCGTGCAGCGAGAACATGCTTCCGCAACTGGCAGGGCAGTTGCGGGCGACGCTGGCCGATCTGGCGGCGTTGCCGGAGCCCGTTGAGAGGCAGTCACTCACTGATGAGCTCAAGCAGCGTCGTGCAGCGCGTCGGAGCGCAGCGGCCCAGACTCCAGCATCTTCCACCGGGTCAGCTCAGTAGCGCTGGCAAGGACGCCGTCTATTTCGCCGCTGCGTGTGGCCTGGTGCTCGACGACTGGCAGGCGTGGTGCCTGGACAAGATGCTGGGCGAGGACGCAGCCGGTCGGGCGTTGGCCACGACGGTGCTGCTGATCCTTCCCCGCCAGAACGGTAAGAATGCCGTGCTTGAGGCGCTAGAACTCTACGCCTTCTATGTGCTCGACGAGCCCCGCATCCTGCACACGGCTCACCTGGCCAAGACAGCCGCCGATCACATGCAGCGCATGGTGGCGCTGGTGCGATCAAACCCCGACCTTGATGAGGTCACGCACGCCTACTTTGCCAACGGTAAGGAAGCCTTGCAGCGCAAAGACACCAGCGCGCGATTGGAGTTCATCACCCGTGGCCGCAAGACCGCCCGTGGCGGTTCGCCCACTCGGGTGGTGTTCGACGAGGCGCTGTTCCTGCTCGACGAGCAGGTGCAGTCAATCCTTCCGGCAATGTCGGCGCAGTCAATGCGTGCCGACCCACCACAGTTGATCTACACGTCGTCGGGCCCGCTTCCAGAGTCGGTTGTGCTGCACCGCCTGCGCCGTCAGGGTATGGCCGGCGAATCGCCCCAGATGTTCTTCGCCGAGTGGTCGTGCGAGGTCGGCACCGACCTGCGTGACCGCAACGGCTGGTACGAAGCAAACCCCGGTCTTGGTATCCGCATCAGCGAGGACTGGATTGCTGGCACCGAGCTGGCGCAAATGTCACCCGAAGGATTCGCCCTTGAGCGGCTCGGCATCGTCGCCGCTGACGACGGTGCACACGCACATCTTCCCGGCTGGGAAGCGTGCCGTGGCACCAAGTCGAAGATGGACAAGCCGCCGACATCGGTTGCGGTTGCTGTCGGGCCTGGAGGCCAGTGGTCGTCGGTTGCTGCTGTCGGTGCCTGCGCCGATGGTGTGCCATACGTGGAGCTGATTCGGCGGGAGCCGGGCACTGCCTGGCTCGTCGCCGAAGTGCAGGCCGCTCACCAGGCGGTCGGCGTGCCGATCGTGATCGACCCTCGCTCGCCATCGGCTGGCGTGATCGACGAGATTAAACGTGCCGGCGTGCCAGCCACCGAAGTCACCACGGCCGACTACCTGCGCTCATGTGCTGCGCTGCAGGACGCTGTCGTCAACACCAAGGTGCGCCACTTCGGCGACCAACCGCTTGATGCGGCAGTGGTCGGCGCAGACATCCGTCCAGTTGGCGAAGCGTGGGCCTGGTCGCAAAAGGCGTCGACGGTGGACATCACACCACTTGTCGCAGCGACGCTCGCCCTCGGCGCCTGGATGACGCCCGCCCCCGCCTTCTTCGTCTACTGACAGCCCTGGAGGTGCACATGCGCAACGTCGTTACCACCGCCCTCGAGGTCGCCGGTCTGGCCGCAGTCTGCGTCGGTGCGTTTCTCGCCTGGACACCGGCCGGGTTCGTGCTGTCGGGTGCGCTCATGACCGGGCTCGGCTACATGCTGGCGGGTGACGAATGAGCGTGCTGCGTCGCCAGTCTCGCCCGGCAGAACTGCGCGCAACCGAATCCCAGCTCGTGCTTGAGGCGCTCCGCAACCGGCGTCTCGACGTCATGGCCGGCCCGGCGTCGACCGATGATGCACTGACGGTGCCGACGGTCGCTGCGTGCGTGCATTCGGTGGCGTCGTCCATCTCGTCGCTGGAACTTGCCGGCTACCGGGGCAGCGACGAAAACGGGTTACCGATCCCGATGGAGTCGATGCCTCGGCTGTGGCGCGAGCCGAGCGCAGACGAGTCCCCCGAGGACTGGTTCTACAAGGTCATCCAAGCCGCAATGTGCGACGGGCGCGCCTGGGGCCGCATCGTCGCCCGTGACGCTCGCCTGTCGCCGACGCAGATCGAACTGCTGCCCAACGAGGTCGTTGAGGTGAAGCCGACGAGCGACGGCACCTGGACGTTCAAGGTTGAGCGCAAGGAGGTGCCGGCCATCGACATCTGGTGGATGACCGGGATTCCGTCGCGCCATCACCCTTTCGGCGTGTCGCTGGTGCAGCGTGCGTCGGAGCCCATCGCAGTGCAACTCGCCGCTCACGCCTACCTGCGGCGCTGGTTCCGTGACGGCGCACACCCGACGGCAGTCGTGTCGTCAGAGATCGACCTTGGCCAGGAGCAGGCAACGGCGCTCAAGCAGCGCATCCGTGAACTTTCGGCAGGCAACCGGGAGCCGATCGTGCTGCCGCGTGCAGTGTCGATGACCCCGTTCTCAATGCCCGCAGTCGACGCCGCCATCGGTGACGTGCTCATGCAGACCGCCACCGAGATTGCCACGTTCTTCCTGTTCCCGCCCGAGCAGGTCGGCGGCTCATCGGGCACGTCGCTGACCTACTCAAACGCCGAGCAGCAGCAGATCCTGGTGCTGCAGCGTGCGGTGCGCTGGTGGATGGTCAAGTTGGAGCGTGCGCTCAGTCGGGCTGTGCGCCCGCAGGCGATCTACGCCAAGTTCGACGAGAACGACTTGGTGCGCACCGATCTGAAGACAAAGTACGACGCCATCATCGCCGCCGTCGGCGGCCCGTTCCTTGAGATCAACGAGGGGCGCGAAATGGACGACAGGGCACCGACGGCCGACGGTGACGTGATTCGAGCCGCCACCCCTGGAGGTGCACCGTGACGACCATTCCCCGCATCCGTGAGGCGCGTGTCTCCGGCGGTTTCGAGCTGCGGCTCGCTGACGCCGATTCGACGCACGCCCTGTTCCGTGGCTACGCATCGGTCACCGATCACCCCTATGACGTGATGGGCGGCATCGACGGCGGCGGCTGGTCGGAGACCATCGCTCGTGGAGCGTTCAAGCGTTCCATCGGCATGAGCGACAACAAGGCGCTGCTCTACGCCCACGACAACGCCCAGGTGGTCGCCACGACCCGGTCGAGCACGTTGTCGTTCATCGAGGACGGCGTCGGCCTGCTCACCGAAGCAAAGCTCGACACCAGGGTGTCGTGGATTGCTGACCTCACCCAACAGATCGAAGCCGGCGTCATCGACGAGATGTCGATCGGCTTCTACGCCCGAGACCAAAAATGGGATCGGAGCTACACCAACCGCACCATCACCGAGCTACAACTCGTCGAAGCCACGATCGTGTGGGCAGGGGCCAACCCCGCCACGGTCGGCGGCATCGAGAGCATGGCCGCTGCCGTCAGCGAGGCGCGCGCCTACACGATCGCTCAAGAGACACGCCGGGTGGAAATCGCCGCCCAGGCCGCTCTCGCAGCCCTGCGACTCCGCTAGTCGCAACACCCCTCTCGCCGACAGGCGCAGGACAGGCGCAGCGCTCGGAGCCGTTCGACGGCCACCACCGCCCGCCACCCGAAGTCACCGCATCGAGGGACACCCCCAACCCCACGACTGCCCAGGAGGCATCACCCCTATGTCCACGCTTTCCGAGCGCGTCCAGGCGCGCATCACCGACCTCGAAGCCAAGCGCGACGAGATCGCCACCGAACTGAACGCCATCGCCACCGACCCCGAGGCCCGTGGCCTCGACGACGACGCTGCCCTGGCTCGCATCGCCGAGCTGCGCACCAGCGGCGAGAAGATCGCCGCCGACCTCGCCGCCGCCGCCGACCAGCTCGCCGGTGCCATCGACGCCGAGAGCCGCACGGCCGCCGCTGCTGCGGTGCGCCCGCAGATCACCGGCATCGCCGGTGCCTACGTCCGCTCCGAGGAGCGCACCTACAACCTGCAGAACCAGCACGAGCGGTCGTTCCTGACCGACGCGTGGAACGGCTTCCACAAGCGCACCGACCCGGACGCCAGCGCCCGCATCGAGCGCCACATGCGTGAGATTCGGTTGGAGCAGCGCGACATCCAGGCCAGCACCCTCAACGGTCTCGTGCCGCCGATCTACGTGCTCGACCAGGCCGCCGAACTTGCCCGCACCGGTCGCCCGTTCGCCAACATCGTGCCGAGCTACAACCTGCCCCCGAACGGCATGTCGGTCATCGCCACCCGTGTCACGACCGGCACCCAGGTGAACGTCCAGACGGAACTCGGCACGGTTGCCGAGACCGACATGGTCACCACCGACATCACGATCCCGGTCGTGACAATCACTGGCCAGCAGGACATCAGTCGTCAGGCCGTTGAGCGTGGTGCGCTCACCGATCAGCTCGTGTTCAACGATCTGATCGCAGCGTACGCCGAGCGTCTCGACGCCCAGGCGCTCATCGGTTCGGGTTCGGCTGGTCAGCACCGTGGCCTGCTCAACGTGGCAAGCATCGGTCTGCAGACCTACACCACGGGCGGCATCTCGACGTTCTTCTCAAAGCTCGCCGGCAACATGAACGACGTGGCCACCAACCGGCTCCGCCCGGCCACCGTCGTCATCATGCACCCCCGTCGCTGGCACGCCCTCGTGGCAGCGTCGGACACCTCGAGCCGTCCGCTCGTCGTCCCGGCGGCGATGGGCTCGTATAACGCCTTGGCCGACGGTGTGACCGGTTCGCAGCAGTTCGTCGGCACCATCGCCGGTGGCCTGCCGGTGCTTGTCGACGCCAACATCCCCACCAACCAGGGCACGTCCACCAACGAGGACCGCGTGTTCGTGGCTCGCGTTGAGGACTTCGCCCTGTGGGAGGAGAACGGCGGCGTGCCGCGCGTCTTCAACTTCGAGCAGACGCAAGGCCCCGGCATCATCCGTCTCGCCGTCTACGGCGTGTCGGCGTTCACCGCCGGTCGCTTCCCGTCGGGCGTCTCAATGATGCAGGGTTCCGGCCTGGTCGCCCCGAGCTTCTGACCGACCTGCAAGTCGCCCCCGGACCGGTTTCTGCCCTGGTCCGGTCCGGGGGTTCAGGGCACCACCAGGGCAAGACAAGGACAGGGCACCAATGGCAAACCTTCGCGCTCGCGCGACCGCTCCCCGGAAGGCTGCGACCGAGCGGATCATGCTCGGCTGGATCAGTTCCGGCCAACCGTCGGCGCACACCATGCGCACTCTCATCGCAATGGCGATCTGGGACGGCATGTTCGGCGGCAAGCACCTCCACCACCAGAAGCCTCAGACGGCGATCATCGGTGGCACGCTGATCACCAACAGCCGCAACACGCTGGTCCGTCAGTTCCTTGACATGGACGACGGCCCCGAGTGGCTGCTGATGGTCGACGACGACCAGTGCTATCCCGAGCACATGCTCGACGGGCTGATCGCCTGCGTGCAGCAGGTGCAGCAGCAGACCGGCCAGATGTGCCTGACGATGTCGGTGCCGGTCTGGCGGTTTGAGGGCCGGTCGATCGACAACGTGCGGGTCATCTCCAACGTGTTCCAACTCAACGAGAACGAGGGACCGAACGTTCCGCTTGAGGTTCCGATGGAGGAGCTGCCCGAGCACACCGTGATCCAGGTCCCTGCCATCGGCGCCGGTTGCTTGATGGTGCATCGCGAGGCATTGCAACGGGTGCGCGACATCGCCGCTGAGCAAGGCATCGGCGAGGACAACTGCTGGTTTTGCCAGCCTCCCGGCGTCACCCTTGGCGAGGACGTGTGGTTCTGTCGCATGCTTGCCGCCTGCTCGATCCCGCTGTACGTCACGACGACGCTCGGCGTGTTGGAGCACGTCAAGGAGATCCGACTTGACCGGGCGATGCCCGCCGGCACGGTGACGATATGAGTACCGTTGCGGTGATCGTCCCGGTGATGCGTCGCCCGCAGAACGCTGCGCCGTTCATGCGGTCGCTGGTGCTCACCACCGAGCAAGCAACGGTCTATGCCATCGCTGACGCCGACGACACCGACACGGCCGACGCCTGGCGTGATGCCGGTGCGACGGTCATCGCGTCGACCGGCACGTCTTTTGCCATCAAGGTGAACGACGGCTACCGGGCGACCTCGGAGCCGTGGCTGTTCATTGTCGGCGACGACGTGCGATTCCACCCCGGCTGGTTGTCGAACGCTCTCGGCCACGCCGACAGGTTCGACGTCGTCGGCACCAACGACCTCCTCACCGGCCGAGTCGTCACCGGCCAGCACGCCACGCACTTCTTCGTGCGTCGCACCTACGTCGACAGGGTCGGCGCATCATGGGACGGCCCCGGCGTCGTCTGCCACGAGGGCTACCACCACTGGTACGTCGACGACGAGCTTGTCGGCGCCGCCCGCCAGCGTGGCGTGTGGCGTTCGGCGCTGTGCTCGATCGTCGAGCACGTCCACCCGCTCAACGGCGGCGCACCGACCGACGAGGTCTACGAACTCGGCCAGAGCCACGCCACCGAAGATCAGTCGACGTGGACCGAGAGAGCGAGGGCACATGGACTGGCAGCCTGACCCGTTCCCGCACGCCGTCGGCACGCTGTT